CTAATTATTAACAATAGATTGATGTTGTAAATACTCGTCATAGATAGTCTTTAAATCCATTTCATTCTTTTTTATACGCCTTTGCAAGGCTTTTAACTTTCTTGTCCCAAATAATTCGGCAAATAGTTTTTCTATAGCTTTATCTTTTCCTTCTAAGTAGCAGATGTATCTAAAATCATTAAAGCTATATAGTCTCATGTCATAACCTCGCAGAAAACAATATTTTCTATATTAATGTCAATTATTCGTTCGTCAAATCTTTCAAGCTGCACAATGTGTTTTTCGTTATCAATGTGGACTGGCACTACATACTTGTATCGCACGTGATGATTGTTCTTTAAAAACAGTACTTCTATTGACCAATTTCTTTTTAACGCATCTGTTAATACTATGGAATGCTCTAAAATGTCATCAATTAAATTATACATTTCCGTCACCTCTTGCTAACATTATACGAACAAACGTTCTTAAAATCAAGAATAAAAAGAAATAAAGTTAAAAATAATGTTTGACTTTGTATAATACATGTATTATAATATAAGTATAGAAAGGAGTTGAGACAGTGAAGGATGTTTTAGAGGAAATAAAAACAGTCCTCGAAATTATCACTCTTGCAGTAGCGCTCGTAACATTACGCAAGAAAGATAAAAACAAGGACAAGTAAATCAGAGGGGTGAAATTCCCCTCCCTCTAATAAATTATAACACGCCTTTCACAAATTATGAATAAATATATCTGGATTATATTAATTGTTATTGCTGTAAATGGTTTGGCTAGCTACTTTCAAAATACTGTTTTAACTATAGCTGCTATTCTAGTGACATTAGCCTGCTTAGTATACCTTATGAAACTTATAAAAAGGAAGTGATTTAAATGAAAGATAAAACTACTTCTGATGCACAATTGAAAGCAAATAAAAGTTGGCAAGAAAAAAACAAAGAACATGCGAATTATTTAAAAAGCCGTTCAGCTGCACGATCTTTCATCAAGAAAAAAGCCACTTTAGAGGATTTGGCAGAACTAGAAATTGCAATAAAACAGAGAAAAGTTGAAATAATTTCATTAGATAACAGCCCTGAATGATAGCTTTCAGGGTTTTTTTCATAAAAAAAGCCCTAACTGGTGGGTTAGGGTGGTTAAGATTTTATATATTCGGTATTAAAGTTTCTTTTATTATATTAGGAAAGTATTCTTTACCATTACCTAATCTGCTTATAGTTTCTCTCACTTTATCTCTTAGTGAGACATTGGCTCTAGCTGTGCTAGACTTCTTAGCATAAAAATACATTATATCCGCTAATATCACCACAGCGACATTATATTCAACTGTCATTGATTTCATTATAACTTTCAGTTTTGGCTTATTATACCTTTCCTTATAAGCTAATTTCAAATGAACAGAAATAATATAAATCGGCAAATAAAGCGTTAATGCAAACGAAAGATTCATTCTTTTTTGTTTAAATTTAATTCTAGTTACAAGAACTAATGTTGTGTAATAAGATATGATTGTGGCTAAGATTAAATAAATGAAAATCATTATTTCACCACCCTATTCCTTAGTTTTTCCTTCATTATCTTTAATTTTCTTTTTTATACTTATTCTATTAAGTCCTTTTTCTTCTAAAGGTTTTAATTTCTTTTTTTCTTCTTGTTCAACTAATTCATTTATTACTTTTGTTGAAACTTTTTTGGTTTTAGCATTTTCTTCACTATAATCCTTAATAGAATACCAACTAGGTAATATTGGTATAACTGAAAAAGCGACTTTGCAAACATATAAAACTATTGTATTGCTAGCTAATTTATCTGAAAACAAAATCAATAGAATCAAAAACGCAAAAACACAAATATAACTTCTTATAATAATAACACTTCTATTATGGGATTGCTCAGATTTTGCATCTTTCCCATAAAAGGCAAGTAATGTAGATGAAACATACATTATTGGTAAACTTACTAAAGAATAAAAATTATCCATTCTTACCCAAATAGAAAATAAAAGGACTACACCTGTTAAAATTTGCAAAACTAATTTCAAAAAATTGTATACATCTGTATCGCTTTTCGAGCCATCCCACTCAGCGTTGTTCAATAATGCTCACCCTTTTGTTTGTACATAACTATATACTAATATATACACTTTGAGCGTACTTGTAAACCTTTTTCAAAAATCAAAATCCAACATCAAGTTTGGTCAAATAGTACAATATCCTTGTATCTCCCATTTGGGAGACTTATCAAAAGATACAACATGTAACTCAAAAAAAAAATAAAAAGCCAAATTCAACACCTCTGCGGCCTTCTTTCCGCCCTTTGAAACAGAGGGTTTCACTAACAGTTAAAAATATTTAAATTTTTATCTTAAAACCACTATTTTAATTGTAATATAATTCACATTTTTATAAATATCACAAAAGTATCCTGTTTATAAAACAAAAACCCCCGCAAAAAGCGAGGACAATTGTTCTATTTCAAATACGATTTTTTAATATAACCTCTCTTACCTCTGAAGTAGCAGTCGATAAAACCTTTAGTCTCTTTACCTTTTGAAACGCTAATTTCCTCGCTTTTTTTCAAAGTATAAGAAACTTTGCTATTCCAGTCGGGCGATACACGAAAGTGTGTAACATCCTTTGTTTTCATGGTAGTGAATGGTTTTGTAGTAGTGAAATAAGCAGCTTTCATATATCCTTTTTTACCATTCAGAATGACTTCATAAAATCCATTCTTCTCTACATCCCAATTAACTTGTAGTGCCTGAAATTTATAAGCAGTGAATGCAACTTTACTATTCCAGTCGGACGATACACGTACATCCATTGCGTTTAATGCATATGCCCATTGTTTACCAATTTTCTTAGTAGAAAGAGCTGGAATAGTTGGTAAACTTGGTTTTTTCTCTCCTCCCGCTTTGTTGTATAGCTCAAAATGAGGATAGTCTTTAAAACCTGTCCAGTCTCCACCCCACTTAAAACCAACGGATTTTGCAATAGCTACAACACGTTTCCAGCGTTTTGTATTAGTTTCCCAGATAACATCCTTTCCATCGTTCGTGTAAAGACACAAATCAACTGCAACTCCGTAATTGTGATTAGACTGTCCACCTTTGGCATTAGTAACAATTGCTCCCGGCTTCGTTCTACCTTGCTCGTATAGTGCGTTTTGCTCTGCATACGAGCGATAACAAGGATTTACAACGCAAATGTAAATCCCTTCTGCAAAAGATTTTTTGATAACGTAGCGTGTGCGATCTGCTAAATCTTTTTCTACACCCAAAACATTCAATCGTAAGTTTGCCTTCTCAATTAACCATGCTTCTGTTAATGCCATTATTTATCATCCTCTCCATATTTTCTAGCTCTATTAGTAAATTGTTCGAACAAACCAGTACCACCTGCTCCAGACAAAGCACCTGCCCAAATCATCGTTGCAAGCGATCCAGAACCATCCAAAAATGTTGCTAACGCCCCCAAAATAGCTCCAATAAAAATGCTTACAGTTGGAAGCCATTTAGAAGGAATTAACTCCGTTTTCTTAATAGCTTGTACAAAAACAGGTGTTACGACTACTAAGAAGGTCATATATACAAGTAACTCTTTTCCAAATTCCATTTCTATCATCCTTTACTTTGTTATTTTGTGTTCCAATAAATCTACTTTGTGAGCTAACTTTCCGACAGACCTAGACAGACTATCAATAGATTGTTGCTGTTGCCCCATCATGTCATTTTGTTTATCCATCAAACGTTGCTGTTCGTTCATTGTGCTAATAAACTTATCTCGTTCTTCTTTCGATTCTTTATCTCGCTTCTCACGCTCAGTTTCCATTTTGTCGCGTTCTTCTTTCATTTCTATTCTTACAATTTTCGAATCATCCCAAATCCTTTTGGTAATAATCAACAAAATAATAAACAGTGCGACAAATAGCGCCGCGAAAAACATTTCTTTTGCCAAAGCATAATCAAATACTTTTGTTAAACCTTCATACATCCCAATCAGCCCCCCGTTTTCACCATAAAAAATAAGCCTTACTCGGCTTCTGTTTCTTTCATAGCGAGTATTTCATCCGCCTGCGATCTCGTTATCTTTTTTAAAGTAACGAACTTGTTAACATCTGCTACAGTATAGTAGCCACCTAAAAAATAGTCTTTTACTTTTTCATACCAATTTATCATTTACAAAACACCTGCTTCCGCTAGAGATAATAATAAATCTGCATTATCTTGCTGCGTTTTCTGTTCAACTTCTACAACATATAGCATCATATCTGCATTTTCTTGCTTTAACAGTTCTAATTCTGTTTTCTCTGCTCGTTGACTAGCAATAATTTCTTGCTGTCGTTTTTCATCTAAAATAACAGTACCATTTTCAATTTTGCACACATTAATTAGATTCATGTTACTTTCTGCTGTTTCAACTTCTATAAATCCTTCGACTTTTTGATTACTCCACATATCAATATAGCCGTCCTTGTTAACTGTAACAAATGACTTCATGTTAATTACCTCCTGCCTAAAAGATTGCCACTGTTCTTAATGCGTAACTCGTGCTTGGTGCTTGACCATTTGTTGCATCTCCACTGACGCTTGTTGGTGTTAGTCTAACTGTTTTCTTAGCTGCATCTGTTGCCCCAGGCATATTTATCCAAGTTGCTTTATTATTATTTCTTACTAGATATTCTTTTGAGAAAAAATACTGGATATAACCATAGTCCTGCACCCCTGTGCCCGGAATGTAACGTGAGAATTCTAGTAATACGCCATGTTTTACTTTTGCTATATCCCACGAAAACGAATGCGTTTCTAAGAAATAAGAAGAACCAGACCACACGAGCGTTTCTTTGTGTATATCATCTGTATACGCTTTTGACTCAATCGTTGCGGCATTAAACTTTGTACTCGCATCTGCTTTTGCGTCAGCAAGTGCTTTGTCTGCTTTACTCTGTGCTCCTGACGTTGATTCTTTCGCAGACCAGCTTGTTTTCTCCGCTGCTGTAACATGTATGTCAACATTATTAACATGTGCATTTAAGTCAGTTTTTTGTGCAAATTGTTCAGAATTCATGCTATCAAATTGTATTTGTAAATTGTCCGCTTTCTCATCTAATTCATCTAATTTAGTTGATAATCTAGCTATAGAGTCATTAAATATCTTTTCGTAATCATCCCAACGTTCGACATAGTACGTAGCAACAGGAAAAAAGTTATCATCAATCATTGCTTTTTCAATTACGAAACTAAAACGATGAATTTGCATTGATTGATTTGGATATTTAACGTATAATTCTGCATTTACTTGTCCGTCGTGGCTTATCTGATCATCAGTTAATGAATACTCAAAAACACCTTTTGTTCTGTTAGTTATTTCTGGATTAACAACATATTTACTTTCATATTCTTTGCCAACTGACATTATCATCGCAAGCGTTAACTTTGTTGCACTTGATAAAGGCAAACTATTTACTTCTTTTTTTGCTGTAAAAATTAATCTGGCAGTTCCTCCGGAATCTTGTGTACTAAATTTTATCGCTGGAACGTTAGCTTTAGCGTTTTGAGCACTAACAGAGAAATCAAGAATTGCAGATTTAAATATTTTATTTGTCATGAGAAAATCTGCCCCCCATATATTTTTTGTTCTGCTGTAGTTGAGTTTAAATTAATTGTTGAAGATGATTTACTCAAAATACTTCCGTATGAGGCCTTGAGCCCAATATTCGACGTTGCTTCACAAACATTCGTTGAAAAGAAATAAGCTTGACTTAAAAATTCAGCAGACATAATAATATTTTGATTTACAAAGTAATTATTATAGCAGCCGCCGCGCGACTGATCATATAATACAGCAACTACGTTTGTTGCTTTTAAATTCGTATCAAATCTACAGTTAGAAACTGAACCATACCAGCAACGCAAAAAATTAATAACAGCTTTACTATTGTTAACAGATGTACTCATAGAATTAACACCTTGAACAACACATTGAAACATGATTCCAGAAAATGTAATGCTTTTTACAAAAAAACCAGTTTGGGAAGTTTTGTGATCTATTGTTGCTAGATTAGTAGAGCGAATATAAAAGTGTTCCGCTCCACTAATTGAACTAACGTATACATCTTCGTTATACTGACCTGGTTCACAGTTTATATAAATGTCACCGCCAATTTTTATTTTAGGAATCATATCTACTGCTTTTTGTATCGTTTTAAAAGGCTTATCAATATCTCCGTTGCCTGTTGAATCACTTCCATTTACAGCACTAACATAATATTCAATATCAGCTGCTGAGTTACCATATAATTCATCCAACTTGCTTCTCAACTCTTTATTTTGTTCGCTCACGGTTTGTAACAATGCGTTTGATTCTGCTAATTCTCCTGCGATTGCTGAATAATCGCCATTTAAACGACTGTTTAAAGTGCTGTATATTTGTCCATTTTTGCTAGTTCTCGCGTCCACTACTTCAGTAATATTATTACCACCAGCTTCTAGCACAACATTGTCAATTCTGTTATTAGTTGCATTTATGTCTATATCTTTTGCCAATGAATCTTTTTCTAATTTTTGCATATTATCATTAAACTGCTGGTACTTATTAGAATCAAAAAGGGTATTTCCCCATCTTTCGAGATTTAACATCTATTTCGCTCCTTTCAGTGCTTTTGCTAATTGGGCCATTATTGATACTATCGACTTTTTATTATTTGAAAGTGTTACTTCTGGCGCTTTTATTGTGAATGGATACTTTTTGTATGCAACTATCTGCACATCATAATCAATGCCAAGAGGCTCATAAATAAATAGAACGTAATCTCCTTTTCCACAATCGTAGTATTGTTTTAATGTCACACTTCCCGTCGTCGCTGGATAGTCTTGTAATTCGAGCTTAAGGCGCCTTTGCATGTTACCCGCAACAGTGTATCGTTCATCGGAAATAGGTTCCTGCCATCGCACACCCCATTTTCCGACTTCTGGACTAGTATAAGTAACAGGAGAAAAATAGTTATTTCCATTACTATCCACTTTACCGTAACCTTTTATTTTAGTTTTAAGGGATAACGTGTCAATATCAAAACTTACTTCGTCTGTGTTGTATTTATATCTGATGAAATTTTCTGTCTTAGTACCATAATCTTCACGCGGTTTAAAAACTAAATGCTTATTATCCGGAATAACAACCACTCCATAGTCTTCAAGTAATTGATCTATAAGCGTTAAGTAGTTATTATTTCCAAAGTTTTCTTGTTGAACTTTTTCGAGCAAATTTGAAGGGTCGATTATCTGCCATGTAAAACCCCTGTTATCAGTTTTAAAAACATGAGTTAGGCACTGCGCTAAAGTAAAAGAACCGGTAATTTGCTCATCTTGCCGTCCATCTTGACACGTATAATAAATGTGCGGAGCTTTAATATCTTTAGATAACGTCTGACCAATTGCTTCATGACTTAATTGTTTTACCACAAATTCTTGACCTCTAAAAAATACAGAACTTTCATAGTCTAAAAATGAATAACAGTGGGCATTTTTATTTGTCTGTGTAACTTTAAATTCAATGTTCCACATTTCATTTTCTGTCCAGCTTTCACAAAAACTTTCTTTATCAAAATCTGTTAATATTTCTTCGTTATTCTTCCAAAAATCAGCAACTATAATATCGCTATTCATGTATTCACCTACTTATACAAAAAGGAGAAATCCCATTTTGTATCTAAATGACTAGTATTACTAATCTCGATAAGATTTTCTCCTTTTTTTAAACTTATTAAGCCGTGATTCGTTTGTCGACCACAAGAACTTCCATTTATTCGCGGAGTTGCTCCGTCAATAATTAGCGTGTCTGTCGTTGTTAGCGATGGATGATATATAAACCTATCTCCTGTTGTTTTGTTGTAGATAGTTAATTCTCCCTCGTTTTGTCCTCGTATCGTTATTACTAAAGGGTGTTCCCGCGGGTCAATATCAAAACTTCCGCCGTTATAAATAATAAATCTGTTTTTTGTGTGAATATATCTATAATCCTCCATCGCTAGCCCTTGTCCAAACTGCCATTTATTACAATCAATTTCAGAATCACTAAGCGTAGTACTCAGTGATTCTGAATAACCTCTGAACACATCAAATTCAAGTGTCAAATCAGCGTATCCCGGAGCTTTCCGGTCAATGTCAACGCCGCTTGGATGTACTCTATATTTTTTACCAGGCGTTTTAGAATGAACTAAAAAATACTCGCTTCTTTGATAAATAAGTTCCATTAGTTCATCTAGTTTAACGTGATATAAATCAGCAGTGCCTGTTCTGAAATGGCACAAAATTGAGATAGGAAACATGCTGAAATTACTGTCTGTTGTTCTAGCACCGTCAGAACCAGCAAATTCAGTATAGTTATTTACTATTTTCGGCGGCTCTCTGCTCACTTCGCCTACCTCCAAATCAAATAATTCGTTAAGCATATATGTTTTACCTTCGATTACTAACGCTAGTGATGTAGCCATGTTATAGCCCCTTTCCATAGAATGCTAGTGATGCAGAACTGCCTAAATGATTGTTTGTATTGTCTGCAATATCTTTGCCATCAACATTAAAAATAATAGGTCTATCGCCAGATTGTTTAAGAGCTTTGATTAAATCAGCGTTGCTAGACTCTTTTGTTTTGTTGTCAATAATTGTTTTGACGGTGATAGTTCTGTTTAAATCTATGCTTTTTAGGCCCAACGCTTTTTCTGCGGAAATCTTCGGCAAAGTGATAGTCGGAACAGTCATATTAGAAGCAGCGTTTACTACTTTATCGACCATTTTGTTCGTTGATTGAACAGCTCCCTTAGCTCCAGCTAAGACCCCATTTCCAAGGCCACCAGTAAAGAATTTACCAAGCGAGATAGCCACTCGTGAAGGCGAATGAATTTTAAGCGCCTTTTTCACTGAATTAGTGATTGTGTTAGCAATGCTCTTAGCTGTTTTTTCAAGTTGTTTTTTCTGACTGTTTAGTCCGTTTATTAGGCCTTTCGCCGCGTTAATACCAGCAGAATACATCGCATTAGCCGCTGTGTTTCCCATCGATTTAGATGCGGTATTAATTTGATTCTGCGTGTTATTAATCGCTTTGATAGTCTTAGCATCAGATTTAGCAAGAGCTTGCGCATACGATGAACCATTTTCTACTCCCGATTCTAAGATGTCGCTTATAATGTCTTTACTAACGCCTTTTTTGCGCAATTTTTCCACATTCGCTTGAAAAGCTTTGATTTCTTTTAAGCGTTTCTGCATTTCCGCTTGTATTGACTGCGGGTTTTCTGCGTCTACGTTGCTAATTGATCCATAGCTTTGCATTTTTTCAGTGATTGAAGCAGCATACTCTTTACTCTGCTTCGTCAAGTCTGCCATTTTTGTATTAGCGACTTTTAATTGAGCGACTACTTTATCACGTTTCTTAGCTGTCGCTGCTAATCTGCTTGTTTGTTGAACAATGTAACCTTCAATACTATTCAGGGCCTTAGCTTGTTTGAGTTGGCCACTGCTCTTATTCTTAGAATGCAATCCCGCGTCAATCGCTGATGATATTTTGTCTTTCAACGTATTAGATAGTTTTTTGATTTGCGATTCAGTTCCAAGCGCCCCAGCAACGAGATTACTTGCGGCTTTATTGACTGCTTTCGTCTTGCTGGCAATACCTAATGAGTAACCAGAGCCGAAGTCTCCACCTAGTTTTTTTGCTTTTTTGGAAGGTGATTTAGATTTTTGTGCATCTTTTACCGCTTGAAGCGCTTTATTAGCTAAAGACCCTGCCGCTTCTCCAACAGCGCCCATACCGCTCAAAATACCATTCACATATCCAGATGCGAAGTCAGAACCAACCCCGCTAGAATCGACGGAACCAGCACCAGCTTTTGCAGAATTGCCCACGCTTGAACCAGCTGAATAAGCGCCGCCTTTTCCTCCCATAACTCCATTGTTAAAGCCCGCGCTGTCTTTTGAACCAACTGCTTTGAATGCGTTCGGGTCTGTCGCGCCTTCTTTTGCTTTATTTTTAACTGCTGAACCAGCTGATTTAGCAGCGCCTTCTTTACCTTTTACACCGTCCGCAAAGTTCTGTCCGCCAGTTTGACCTTTTGTTTTCATTTCCGAGTCAATAGAGTCAGTGCCCATTTTTACGCCATCGACTAAATATTTGCCAGCTCCCTGAAAATCGCCGGATTTGATAGCAGTTAAAAATTGATTTTTTCCGTTTTCCCCATTCAAAAACATGCCGTTTGGTAAGCTAGAAATAGTACTTAGAACATCATTATTAATATTTAAAGCTGCTGTAGTATAATCGCCGCTTTGAAGCGCTGTGACAAAGGCTTGTACTCCTTGTCCACCACGTTGTCCCATTACGCCAGCTAAACCTGCTAACGTATTATCAATTGATGTGCTTGTAGAAACAAAATTTTGCCATAACGCAGACAACTGTTCATCGCTAATATTTCCAAGTTGAGATAATCCGCTCGCAAATGTTTCAGCGTTTAAAGTGCCCCCATTTGCGATTATTGCGTTCATTTCAGTTGCCCAGTTTTTTAAGTTTGTAGACAGCGTCTTGTTCTTCTTCGTTTGCTCGTCGATTTGAATTTGATAGTTTGCTTTTTCAGTTTCAGTTGAAGCGTCCGCTTTTTTCTTTTTCAAATCAGCAAGCGATTTCTCGCCAGTTTCAACAGCTTTTTTCTTTTCTTCATATAAGCTCTTTTGAACTTCTAAGCTCGTATTTCTTTCCTTTTCATTTAAGCTTTTACCTTGTTCTAGTCGCAATAAGTTCGCTTCAACATACAGCTGATTTTGTTTCGCTAACTCTGTTTGAATATCAGTAGTTTGTTGTTGTAAAAACTTCTTCTGTTGAGCAGTTAACTCTTGCCCGTCAGCCCAACGATTTGTTTTTAGCATATTTGAATAATCGCTTTGTAGCGTTAGCAACGTATTATTATTTTTCGTTGTTTCATCTACTAATGTTTTATTCGCATCTGCTATAGCTTTTTTACGTTTATCTCCTTCGAGACTCTGAGCCTTTTCCATAGCTACGCTATATTTATCTTGAGACTTTTTAGTTGCTTCTTGATATTGTTCGTAAAGGTCTTTAGCTGCATTTAAGAATGACTCAGTTTTTTCACTAAGTTTCTTTCCATACTGATCAACTCCGCCGCTCAGCATCGTATCTATTGCTTGATTCGACTTCGAAACAGTTGTTTCAGTTTGTTTGGCAGTTGTTTCTACAAGTTTTAATGTTTCCTTTATTTTCTTGCCGGATGTTTCAGTTTTCTTTGCTGTTTTTTCGGCTTCTCCGCCCATTTGTTTGAATGCTTCAACTGTTCCAGTTAACGCATAGTTATCTTTATTAAAAGCATCTTTTATTGCTGAACCTGCTTCGACAAACGCATCTTTTGATTGCTCTAAGCTTTTCTTAGCACCTTTCAAATCCCAATGTAGAGCTTGAAATGCTGCTTTTATAGCATAATAAAGCCCCTGTAGCGCTTTAATAGCTACTAACACAATTCGCGCTAATACTTGAATAATATCAACTACAGCAGCTAGAACTAGACCAAGAGACGCCCAAATAGCAACACCAACGTATTTAAGTACATCTTTAAATCCACTACCTACTGGTTTTAATGCGGCAACTATCTGTTTGAACACGTCTACTATTTTACCGAAAGAATTTTTCACACCATCCCACATAGTTGATAAAAAGCCTTTAATATTCGCAGTGTTTTCTTTGAATGATACATACATGCCGTATGCAACAGCTATAACTGCACCAATGACTGCAATTATTACTCCGAACGCGGCGGCAGCTGAACCTAACGCGACTTTAAGCGCCAAGAAAGACCCTTTCACGGTATTAACAATCCCACCAAGCAACGTACCGCTACTTGCTAAATCTCTGAATGCCATTACCAAACCAGCAACTTTAGAATATACACTACTAATAATATTAAATGCTACAAATCCCGCGGCAACTTTTGCCAACAGTGGTGCCCACTCAATTAAAACAGGGATAAACTCTTTAATTTTTTGGATTAAATCAGAAAGTTTTTTCTGGAATTCGGGACTTGCTGTTACTGCCGCAAACTGTTTAAATGCGTTTTTAGCAACATCTAGTGCTTGGATAATCGGGCCTTTTAAGTTTTCGGCGATATTAGCAAGGCTCTTAACGGCAGCCGTTTTCATATTCGCAAATGAACCGCTGATAGTGTTACCTGCTGTTTTTGCTAGACCTGCCATTTTAGCCGTATTCCCAGCCATTCCAGTCGTTCCTTCTTCAATACCTTTCGTTAACATTGCGATAGCTTTTGTTGATTCTAAAGATCCCTCGGTAACATATTTTTTCATTTCTCCAACGCTTTTTCCTGTGGAGTTAGCTAAAATTTGCCATGCAGGAACACCCGCGTCAACCAACCGATTAATATCATCAGAATAAGCAACACCACTCGCTTGCAATGCTGAGATAGCATCTGTCATCTGGTCAATTGATTCTGAACCATTTCCAACCCCGTACGCCGCATCAGCAATAGCGGTGAAAACAGGCTTTACATTGGCTGCTTTCATACCAGCCGCGACCATTTTTTTAGCACCTAATGCGACAGCATCTAACGCGATTGGTGTGCCGTCAATAGCTGCTGTAAGGTCAGTCATAACTAACTGTGCATCTTTTGCGGAACCAGTTAAAACAGTTAACGATTTAGTCGCTGTATCAATCGTATCAACACGACCAATAGCGCTGCCTACTACATTTTTTGTTGCCGCAATAAGTCCTAATGCCGCTGCTAATTTAAGAACACTAAAACGACCTTGTTCGGCGGGCTTTTCAACCGAATTTTTAAGTGCTTCACGCATTCCAGCGCCTGCGCCTTTCGCCGCCGCTTTTGCTGCGTTAAATCCGCTTACTAACCCAGTTTTAATTAACGAGCCAGTGCTTTTTGCAATATTGCCTAGGCCTTTTAATGCTGAAATACCAGCTTGGCCAGCCGCTTTCGCTCCGGATTTCACAGCGCTAAATCCTGTTTTTAATGCTGATTTCACTGTTGTTCCTGTCGTTTTCGCCGCGCTTGCTACAGCGCTAAAAGCTGTTTTCATCGCGCTACTTACTGCTAATGCCGCTGATTTTGTGGCGCTAGGGATAGCTTTCACAGCGCTAATAGTTCCTTTAACGCTCATATAAGCAGCAACTACCACCGCTTTGTAAGCTACTACGAAACTGTTTTTCACTGCTGTAGCCGCTGTTTTAGCAGCTCCTGGAATACTTTTAATAACTTTTACAGTAGTTTGAGCAAAAGAAATAGCAGCCGATTTAGCTGCTTGCAAACTACTTACTAATGCTGATTTAATACTGATTCCCGCACTTTTAATTGCGCTAGGGATGGATTTAATGACATTAATTGATACTTTAACAGCCGACACAATACTACTTTGTACTGTCTTAGCAATTGAAAAGAAGCCGTTTTTGATATTTACCGCAGTGTTTTTGATGCTAGTTCCAAGTTCCTTTATCGCTGTAATAGATGCTTTAGCAGCGTTTACGAACCCAGTTTTTACTGTTGAAGCCAGTTTAGATAGAGCGGCTTGTACATTTGAAGGCAATTCACGCATAAAGTTCAAACTAGCTTTTAAAGCATTTGAGCCAGCGCTTCCCATCGATTTAAACGCATTTACAAACGTGTCTTTTAATCGTTTCGATTGACTAGCAATATCAGATACTGCTTCTCTGTATGCTTTATCTAATGCCGCCCCTGCATTTGTGCCTGCTTTCGCGAAATCTTTTTCGAACGTATCAAGCTGTTTGTCTGCTTTTGTATCGTCTAAACTAATCTCAATTACTACTGATCCATCACTCATGTTCTCACCTCTAATCTTTTAATTTGTAATGATTTTTCAACTTGATTAGTGCATCACGTTCTTTTTCCGTTCCCTTTCCGCTTGGCAATTCAGCCTGTCGAATGCTCATGATAGATTTAATAGCTGTGTCGTCTCGCAAGCTCTCAAATAAAGCTCTAAACTTGTACCAGTGGAGCTTTCCCCGCACGTCTATTAAATCAATATTGTAATCTTGTAAAAATGAAGCAAAAATATAGTCACTATCTTGTGTTAGTGAATAATAAGCAGGTTCTTCGCCATCTTCATTGGTTGCGCTCGGCATTGGATTACCGTCTATATCGCACTGAATACCTTCGTCATTATCTTTAACTATATAATTTTCAAAGATATCAAGTAACACGATTGATTTTTCTTCTATATTCGAAAATGGGTTGTCTTCATCATAAGGGTTCCACGGCATTACATTTTCGAATAAAACATCAACTGCAAGGTTAACTCTAAAGTCATTTGTCAGCTGATTATTCTCTGTTAACTCAATTACTCGAAGTACATTATCAAAAGATAAATCAAGTTGATATTTTTCATTTTTATAAACGTAAATATCATCTATTCCATCAGCGAGAGAAAGCATTTATATCACTTCGCTTTTTTAGTCATTTTAGCTTGATATTTCTTTTGAATATCTGATTGTTGTTTTTCTACAGAACCAACAATGCTTTCAGCAACTTGATCATAAACTTGATACATTTTTAAAATATCCTTGCATTGCGCATAACATTTATCGAATGCTTTTTCGTCATCTAATAAAATTGTATACGCTTCAGTTAAAGCCTCTTTTACATCTTCTTCTAAAGCAAAATAATCTTCTGAACTCATTTCGTCTGTATTATCAATGTTGTATTTATTTAACTTTTCCAGTTTCTTCTTGTACTTCTCATCCGCTTCAATCCATTTACGGCGCATTTCATCGCCTAACCCGACTTTAAACAGCTCCGTCCCAAGTTGAAATTCTTGATACGACTCTTCTAATTGAATATTAATTACATTATTTTGTGCCATTTATGTTTTCCTCCAATTTAAAAGCCCCTACTGTAAGTAAGGGCTTCTTTTTTTAATCTGCCGCTTCAACTGTAATCGCTACAACTTTATTTATAGACGGCTTTACTTTCGATGCTACGGTAATATTCGCTGTTCCAACTGCAACACCTTCCGCCACTCCAAGGCTACTAATTTTCGCTTTTGGTGGATTAGAAGATGTAAACGTTACTTCTTGACTTGCGTTAGCAGGTAATACAGAAGTTGTTAAAGTAACTGTTTCTCCTACCTTAATTGTGATTGTTTCGCTGTCCACTACAACGCTGGACGGGCTCTCATCAGGGTTTAGTAATTGTTGGTGTTTCGTCGTAAGCAATGCGACAACCAAATGCTGGGAACTCTGTAGCATCACCGCCACCAGCGGAACCTTTGATTTCTGATACAGTCGCTTTTCCGATAGCTGTTTCAGTATCCGGAATTTCGATTTTAAACATAATGCCGCGGTTTTCTGGCGTTCTACGTTTAGCGACAATTAAGTTTTGCGCTTCGTCTTCGCGATCGTGTGTTCCTTCGAATGTATAAGCTTCCGAATAACCTAAAACAACCGTTTTTTCGTTTCCATCTCCATCGTAATCGCCTTGCTCTTCGGTGTTGTCTGAACCATCGTCAGACACGTTTGTAATCCATTTTGATAATCGTTTCCAATCCGGTTCACCTGCACCAGCAACAATTTCAGCAACAGAATATTTCGTTTTTGCGTTTTTAATTCTCATTTTTATTTTTCCTCACTTTCAATATATAATTTGATTTTGAAACCAGCACTATAAATAAAAGTCCCATCATCGCTAACGGAAACAATATTCGTAACGCTAGTTGTTTCTTTATCCTCCAAAACAAAGCTTCCATTTTGGCTTTGAATACTATCAATTTCCGCATTATCAAAATAAGCAGAAATGGCATTCAACACATCAATCACTTTCATTTCTTGCTTGCTAGAAGCATTTAGGTTAAAAGAAAAAGACCGCTCATAAGAGCCGTCTTGATAACCTTGTTTGTCGTTATTTGGAGTCAGTAGCAAAGCGATTGACTCGGGTTTTAATATCGCTGTTCTTAATTTCATGTCCTTTAAATCGACGTTGTTTTCTATAGCATCCATGACACTGTCTAAAAAATCCAATGACATTATAGTCCCTCCTCAACCGCTTTTTGCGCTACTTTTATCCAACTCTCTAGCTTATCTACTTTTGCGCGTTGGTCCCATTTCGGGCCAGCTAACGGATGATGTGTTAGTGTGAAATTGAAGTTTATTCCGTTATAGAGTCTCCGCGCATAAATAGATGTCCACATGATTTCTTTGTCGTTCATAATAACGTATTGATTTGATAAGTCACCCTCTAAAAATGGGACATACAAAGAAATATCAGCGGCCGCTTGATTAATTAAAGCAAACTGACCTCTTTCTTTCGCCTTTTTTACGCTCCCTTTTGCTTTTGAGAGGTCCACACGTACTTTAATCGGCATCAAACCACCTCGATTTCCCAATGATGCACGCTATTAGAAGTCGCATAGCAAGGTATAACTTTAACAATCTTATAAGCTTTTCCAGAGAAATATATTTTAGATCTACTTATAAAATCGTTTGGCATGTTCATGCTGTTCACCGCATCAATAAAAATAACCGCATCATATCTATCACTATCAGACAATCCCGCGATTTGATTTGATTTTGAGAAATCAACACGAACATGTTCAATCTCAATGCCTTTTTCATAAACGACTTGATTATGTCTATCTTCTTCTTTGTACGCTTCATAGCTAATGTTATGAATTAGCCAGTCAAGAGGCAATTGAGGGACATTTGTCGGCGGCTTTACTACTTTCATTAGCGAACACCTACCCCGCTGTATAATAAGCCAGTTGGTGCTAAATAAGACCTCACATCGCTTCCAATCAGCCCGTTATTAAGTGATGTGGCGGTTGATGCAAAGTTACTATCACTAATAGAAGTTCTTCCGATGCTCACATTATCCGGCTTAGATACAGCTAGCTCACTTGTTCCGCCCGCCTCTTTAAAATACTCGATTTGATTGCAGATAGCTAACTGTATTTGCTGTTGAATAAATTCGCTAAACGATTCAATCCCGTTTTTTCGAATGCGATAGAACGTTAATGAGTCGATTTTTCTTTCAGCATGCTTTAACAGTTTGTCAAATTCGTCCTGTTCTAAATGCTCCCCAGCGTACTCATCGTTGTAAAATTCTAATGTGGTGTAAGGCATATCACTCACTACCTTCCAACAGAGCTACCAACTCCGCTTTTTTCGCATTACTTGCAAATTCGATATTTCTATTCACAAGCTCTTCTTTCAATTCTGCTACTGTCATAGCTGAAAAGTCTTGAATCGGCGCGCTATCAGTTTCACCCGACCGCGCCGCCATTAGTTTCCCGAAACTGGAACTACTTTCACCGCTTTTGTTTCATCAACTAAAGCAACAGCATAGTGCTGATCGGCATTAAATTTAGTTAACTTATGGTCCATATCACGCCCTACTTCCGCTAAAATATTGCGTTTTAAAAATGTTTTTAGAGCCCCGGCTTTTACAGCTAGCCCATTCCCCACTGTTAATTTTTTAGTGCGGACAATCTCCCAGCCAAGCAACTCACCAAACACTCCTTTAACAAGTAAATTATCCCCTAATTGCGATGCTCTAGTCCAACTCTCTGCTGCCTCTTTGCGAAGTTTTGCTGCATCCTTGTGATTCAAGAAAAGAACACCTGTCGATGTAATTGCTTCATCTTCAATTGCATCTGGAGCATCTACAAATGTATTTTCAATTTGGTCAATTAAATCAATATTAATTGCGCTTTTAACTTCTAATGTTGTTGTTAAAGCTTCTGCTAAAATATCATTATCCACTTTTGAAGCAATAGACATGCGAATTTGCGTTTGCGCTTCTCCGACAGGATTGCCATATCCAGAAAGTACTGCTTCATCTGTAATCTTAACACCTTTGCCAGCCTTTTTAATTCCGTGCTTTACGGATTCGGTTTCAAGCGCGGAGTAATCAATTGCCGCTCCTTCCGCTACGTCTTGAGCATCGCCAATATACTTAAATTTAGGGACAGTGATTTCTGAGCCGGGTTGTCCCTCTAAACTGTTATCAATTGGTGCAATACCCCCAAATTTAATCGCTTTTGGTAGTTGTGCGGAAATCATCGGCGCCATCACTTCTGGGTCAATCAAATTCGCTAATTTCGTTGTTAAATCTGCCATCTTTTTTACCTCTTTCTATTTTTTATTTTGTGATACTTTCGAATGTAGCTGGATCACTAGCTTTTAAATCTGCGAGCTCTTGATAGCTATAATCTGCCAGCGATTTACTAGCAGGGTTATTATTAGTTTGATTTCCATTGATTCCCCACTTAGGTGCTACATTTTCGCTTTCTTGAGCAAACAAATAAGCATCGCTTTCTTGCAATGCTCCTAGCTGTTCGTCAAGGCCTTTCAAACCTTCGTCTGTTAGTTCTAGTTTGTCGTTATCCAGTAAAGCTTTTACAGCCTTCGGATTTCTTGCTTTCGCATTTGCTAAAGCTAAATCAAGTGCTGCGCCTTTGCGAGTTTCTACTAATTTAGCTTCCGAATCTTTTTTCAAAGTTTCGTAATTGTCTTGCAGTGTTTCCAATTGAGTTTTTAAAGATTTGCTTGTTCCGGAATCAGTTTTCAAAGCTTCGATATCATCGTCCCGTTGCGCAAGCTGGCTTTTAAGCCCGTCTCTTTCTGCTTCCGCTGATGTTACCTTGTCCTTTTCGTTCTGAATCGACTTACCGTGTTCTGCCATAATAGAGTCGATAGTTTCCTTTTCCAAGCCTAATTCCTTCAAAAAGTCTCTTTCCATTTCTTATTCCTCCTACGTTGTTTTTACGTGATACGATCACGAGAGCCGACTTTTAACGACTTTCGTTCAGGTCGAATGTTATGCATATACTTTTTCTCTGTTGTATTGCCTTGTTAAATTATGTGTTTTTACAAATGCTCTTAGCTTACTTTGCTTCGTTCTAACAGCCTGTTTTGCTTTTTTAACTGCTAGTTCATCGCCTAATTCTTCGGCAGCTGACAGCTTGCGTTTAGCTGCTCTTATGTCGCGTTCCATCAATCGTTGTTGCTGACTCAACATATAAACGCGTTTGTTTTCTTCTTCGTCTACTAGCTCGCTCTCGTCCGGCGCAATGTTAATGCCTTCAATAAAAGCAAAACGATGATGACGGCAATTACAGCCGAAAACACCATCGCCGTATCCATATCTGAGTTCCGGCGAATAAATAGACATGTATTTATTGCCGTACTTCGTTTTTGTTTCTTCAACAGATAACAAACAGATTACTTTGCCTTGAACAAGTGAACACGTTGGTCGTGCTCCTATGTGCTGTGAAATACGCACTAAATCCACGCCAAATTCATTCATTCGCTCGTCTTCAATGCTGTTATAAACACTGTTAACTGTTGTTCTGGTTACAGTCCGGACATATGCTTCAGGTGTCCACCTTTTATTTGCCTTGTCTACAAGCGCAGGAACACCGTTTTCAGCGAATTTAGTTACTGCCTCAGCTAATGCTTGTCTATGTGTTTTTAAACCAGCTAAGACGCTCTGTGTCGTTTCGTGAATGATATCTGAATAGATTTGTCTTGCTTGCGATAACATCGTTTGATTGACGCGATTATAGTTACTTTGTGCTAACTTAAAATAACTCCTCATTACTTTATCGACTATCGTTTGTCCGTCAGCCACAAGTGGTAACACAGCACCAACTTCGGCTAATTTGCTGAAATAGTTATCTACTTGTTTTAAATCGCTATATCCTGCGTCTTTAACAATAGAAAAAAGCTTCTTAGCAGATACGCCGGAAGCTTTGGAAATTCGTTCAATCATTTGCTGATCTAGTGCATGAACTTGATTAAGTTTTTCTATTTGCCAAGCAAGCACATTATCTGCGCTGATATTTTTCTTTGTTTTCAATCGTCGAACAATAAGAGTGAACAATTCATTTTCGAGCGTTGTGTATACATCAACGACCGGTTGCACAAATAAGTCTAATTGTCGAGGAGTTAGCGCCATCTAAATCACTCCTCTTCTCCAAATATTCCGGTCATATCATTGTTAGGTATTTCCGCTTGTTTTTCCTTTGCTAACATTTCAGCCCATTCATCCGCTTCAGCTTCAGTAATATTCCAAGCACGCTGTAAAGCAATTTTCAGCGGTATCATACCTTGATTTTTAGCATTCGTATAACGATTGATAGTTGTATCTTCATCTTGTGCTATAGAATCGTCAAAATCGACTGTAATAGTGTCTAACTCAATTACTTCGCCAGAATAAGTTTCGATAAATTTCCCGACCTCAAGAATGCTCACAATCATTTCTTTTATGCCTTGTTCAATTAGCTGTGAATGGCTGTTCTTAGTCTGATAGGTTTCTGACTTCTCGCTTACAACCTCTGTAGCTGTTTTTAAGCCGTTTTCATCGAAAGTGAATGTGCCTGCGCTTAATCCAACTTGCATGGCGTATATTCTCAACATTGCGTTTATAGACTCGATAAACTCAGTTGACCGAATCTCTACAGATATATCTTTTATCGCTTTACCGTTGTCGTCTTGATCACCTTGATAAAGGAAAAACGCTTCATCGGTTGAATCAAAATACTGTGAAGTCGAGCCGTCCAAGTTAACAGCTGTTTTAACGAAACTTGAAGGCACCAACACTTTCTTTTTGCCTAATTTGAATTCTTGATAGTATGAATCGAACATCAAATCAAGTGTTTTCAATGTATCCAATGCGTTAGCATAAACAGAAATGCCGAGCGGGCTCGTTAGATTCTTGTTATTCGCTATATTAGGTTTAATATAAATGAAAGTCGGACGTGTAAAGTCAGGTAGCGGAACAACCGGCTCAATATCGTCAAACAGCAATGTTAAACTTACTTTTGTCCCAAGCTCGTTCGGGTCATCTGACTGATATAGCTCTGTTGTGACCGTGTATACATCGCCTTGCCACTCATTCCACTCAAGCAACGTATAATATTTATTGTTTTTGTGGAAACTATTAGCAATAACACATTCGTCTACATTCTCGCTATCATTTGACAAAGGATACATACAATCAGCTGTTGCAAATGAAACTTTGACGTTTTTATTGCCGTCGTGATAAACCTTTATCACGAAGCCGCCCATCGCTTCTCCGTATTCGATGTAACGCTCCATGTTTTTAGTAAAACCGTTTGTTTTGAGTACGTTAAGCACGAACTCTTCTGCTGCTTCATCATCGATATTGATTTTCACTTTCTCGTTAAAAAGAAGCTTTGACATGTACTTAGCTGTGACCTTCGGCAAATTCATAGATAATTGGCGTCTGTTGACTGGATTGCCATTGTGTTCGTAATTGAGATTATGCCATTCAGCATAATGGCCTTGGTACAATCGTTTCCATATGTCAATATACTTATAATCTTCATCATTAGCATTTACTTTTTTATGTTCCGTTACATCTTTCAGTGCTTTCAATAGTCCCATTCTCCGCATCACTCCTTTCACTCCCGCGATTATTTGGTTTATCAAGGTTTTCACCTCCTAATATTTGAGCCCCAATTTGCGTAAATTATCTTTAACATAGTACTGAAAAGCGTCGCACGTATGATCGTCTTCTTTGATGACCTCAGGCTTATCTGTGTTAACAGTTTTGACATCCCATTGATATTTGCGGTGTTCTTCGATGAATATTTGATTTTCTGGAATATCAAGATAATAAAAACGACCTTGTGCTAATAAATCTTGCACAAAGTCGACCATATCCACTTTTTTACCTTTTGCGACGGGGTGTAAGCTAACACCGTAATCTTTGTAGTACTGATTTCGAAGTCCGCCCTCCGCACTATCTACCGTTTGCATATCGACAGGCGCATTATACTTCGCGACTATTTTAGTCATGAACTCGCGTAACTCTTTTGAATAATCCGAAGGTGCTTTCTTTACTACTTGATTCGCGGGACTGTAATAGTATGTGTCTAGTAAGACAACATTTTTCTTTGCTGTAAAACCTAACGCTAGACAGGTGGTAGCTGATACTTGATGTCCAGTGTCAATGGCGAAGTCAATTAAAATAAGCCTGTCATCCGCAGGAATAGCTTTAAGCGGCTGAAACAGGTTCATGTTATAAACATTATCACCAAGGCCTATTACCTCGCCTAGATACATCCACCGGTAATAATCGAGGTCATTCTTTTTGTACTTCTCAATTTTCTTAATGATTTGCTTAGATAAAAAGCCTTTTTCATCATCCAAGTAAGTAGTGTGATGTATTAAGTAATCATCATCACTACGTCTATTATCTACATATTCGTTCACCCACTCATAAGGATTTCGAGGCGGGTTAAATGACATGTATGTTGTAACTTCTTGTCCTTGCGGCAAATCTTCGCGAATGAATGTATCTTCTACAACATCAATATCAGTCACGCCGGAAAATTCCGCCAACTCCTCAAACCACAAATCACTAACATAACCCACCGGGATTTTCATTGATTTTAGTTTAGCGGGATCATCACAACCAGAGAAGTAGAAGCCTGTTTTCCATTCTTTATGAATGATTTCCATTGGAGATTTACCAAAATTGAATTGGTCAGCAACGCCCATTTCATACAAAGCCCATTTAATCTGCTGATAGACTGACTTATAAAGCGTATTAGCTACTTTACGTAGGCACACCATGTTAGATTTCGGATTAGCCATTTTCTTTTCTACGAGCTTTAAACTGATAACAGACGACTTCATAGAAGAACGTCCGCCTTTAGCTATGATGTGATTATGTTTAGATAGCCATAAATCGTAAAAAGCGGGATTAATCATATCGGTTACATTGATAACCTGGTAATCAACTAGTTGTTTGTGTATCGTCGCGTTCATCGGTGCCACCTGCCTTTTTATCAAGGTAGGCTTGCATTTCGTCAACATTTGACATGATAATTGTTGCAAAGCCAGAATCCTTACAATCTTTTTTGGCTTCTAATTCAAGCTTATTAATCTGTGCATCAAGAAGAGCTACACGCCTATCCTGCATGTCTTTTGTTTCTTTATAGCCCGATCTATCGAATAAGTCTTGAAGTATTTGCGCTCTTAAAGATAGTATTTCTTTCCAATCTTTATGCCACAATAAATCCCGCTTCGATGTACTGTTCTCTTCATAAATTTCACTTACACTATCCTCAAGCTCTTCTAGTTGAATTTTTAGTTCGTCATATTCTTCCAATAACTCTTTTTTTAATTTTCCTTCATCGGCTTTCCTTCCATCCATTTTTTTAATTTTGGATTCAGTTCGCCTTATTTTCGCCTTTAAATTATTAATATCAGCTATCGCAGTTATTTTACGAGCATCGGTAATACTTAACTTGCGAGACGCTTCTTCATGCTTCGCTATTTTATCGTCAATCATTCTAACCTGTTTCCATAATTCAGCATATATTTTCGAAGCGTCATCCTGCATACGTTTTGAAAGTAGTTTCATTTCTTCATCTATAAGTCCCAGCACCTTAACATTCCTTAACAACCTAGAAGCTTGTTGCTCTGCTGTCTTAGTACTGTAACCTGCTGATATGGCAGCTTCTTTGCCGTTAAACCCATTCATTACATAGGTTTTAGCAAAGATTTTATATTTCTCTTCCGTTTTCACTACATATCACCACGCTCCCTTGATAATCAAATAGTTATTTGCTTTCTGTATCATGAATAGTACTAATAACCACACTAATAGCTTCTAAGTAGTCTTTCTTCGTCTGTTCAAACGATTTATCATTGAACTTAGCTGCCTGACTGATAAACATCTCAAAAGACTTCGCTAACACATATGACATTTCGCTTTCACTTCCGCCAATTTGGATGTTGAACTCTGGTTTCCTGTCTTTCCTCTCTGTTATTCCAGCTTTTATAATGTCTCTCATATAATCAGCTCCCTTATTTTATGTAAATAAAAAAAGACCAATAATGGTCTTTTAATTGTTTAATCAACTAAAATATCATAGTATCTTAAATAATAATCTACAAATTCATCAATTATTTTATAATGCTCTTTACTGTTAGGCCCTTCTTTTCCAGCATCTGTATATTCTTTATAAAATTCCTCGAACTCTTTAACTACATAAATTAAGTCTTGAGGAGATATTAATTCTTTTTCTTGGATGGCTTCAATTATTATATCTTTATTTGGCTTTTCTGCACCAATTGGAATTAAATTAATTTCATCCATTCTAAAGTTTACTATCTCTATAATTTTTAGCAGGATATTTGATTTGAATTTTTTAAGTTGCTTTGAAACTTCCTCATCGGAAATATTGCGTTCTTGAATTATAATACTGTATTTATCAGCTTCATCTACGCTTTCTATGATTTCATCTGATTTTATTCCAATTTTGTTAGCATTAAGCAGGCTCAAAAGTACATAATCTTTTACAACTCTATTAATTTCGCCTAAAACATCTTTTGCTTCTTCTACCGCTTTCTTAACTTCCACTCCATCTTTCCCAATTTTAAGAGTTTGAAATTTATTAATACCACAAATAAAACTAAATAACGCAGATGCTACTAACCCTATTGTTACAATTTGCCATTTATAATTGAATAGTATTAAAATTGAAATCGGAGCAAAAATGATTATCAAAAACAAGATTTTAATTCCAAAATCAATAAAAAACACCTTCCATTTTCCCTTAGTTACAGACATCATAATCCACCCTTTTATTTTTCACTATACCAAATAAAAACCACCTGCTCAATTATTAACAGATGGAAAGGATTATAAATGAGAAGTGGAGTGCAGACTCAATATAAGATTTTATTTTTGTAATCATCTTCACTTCTCACTAATAACATTTTATCACCTTTTTTTGCTCAAAAAGTGCCAGAAAAGTGCCATTTTCAATTTATCTTCTTTTTAACTCCTCATTTCTCTTATCATAATAAGTATGTTTTTGCCTCTTTGCCTGCATTTGAAACCATCTGTATTTTATAATCCAATAAAAATTGTAAAAGTGAATTTTTTTAGTCGGAATACCCCAATCTCTCAACTGATTATTATGCTTATCACCTCTTCTGACATTCATTTTATATTTCGAACCATTATAATCTTGAACAATTATAAAATAATCTAATTCTATGCTTTTGTTGGGAGCTAAACTATATTCGATAATAATCGATTTATCATCGTTTTCTTTGAGATCATAGACCGGCTGACTTAAAAAATACTGCTTTTCTTTTATCGAACACCAACCTTTGTACTTATATTTATCCCCCTTGACTACTAAAAACAAATACAATTGACATACAGGCTCGTTTCCATTATTTCTAACATCGATTGTAATTTTGTTGTCTTCCGTTCTGACCCATGACATTTTTTCTCTAGATGAAGTTATTCTTAGTTTAGGTAAATCTGTTGATTCAAGTGTTTTGTATGCAATAATTAAAGCTAGAACCGCTAACAAAACTGTTACTATGCCTATAATTACATTTACAGTAAATTCTTCCAAAATCAAAACTCCTTTTTACAGTCATTTCATTGTTTTAACACTTCAATGCCTAATGTAGTTGCTAATTCAATAACAGCTTTTCTTTTTTCCCTTTTATACTGCCTCTCTTCGTATGGTATGTCAATCATAATATCAATATCCTGGTAGTTATGAATGAACTTCTCAAAGAGTATCTTTCTATGAATGTGCTCAAGTTGATTCAAAATAGCATCATATTTTTTTATTGCTTCTTGTGCTGCATGAACGTTATCGACATTATGAATTGCAGCTTCTTCTACTTTCGAATGAAACTCATTGCCAAAATTCGGTGGCGTAATCTTGTACATTGTCGTCATAGTTGGAAATTTACGATCACCAGCCATCATGCGCAGCATTAAATAGTCTTTAAAGAACTTTCTTACTGCTCTGACTGTCTGAATATAGTTTATATCTTCAATTTGTGGTAGATTGAATAGTTGTCCCATAAAGTCGCCCCCTTGTAATTATTTAAAATATATTTCCCCAAATCCATAACACGCCTTTTATCAACGCGCCTAACATAAATACAGAAACTAAGATCCAGAAAGCCCAAAAAGCAATACTTATAACAGTTATTCCGATTTTGTTAATCATATTCCACCTCCACAATCACTCGGCTTTCTTCGTCTTTATCAACTATGAAATAATCAGAAAAGCCCTCGATATAATTTAAGTTGTCATTCTCTAAAAATCCCGCTTCCATCATGCCATCGAAAATAAACTTTTTAGCAAATGCAATATTGTCTGGATCTTTTTTCTTGTTGGGAATAATCCAGGTGAATTTAATTCGACACGGTGTAGAGAAGGTCACACCGTGGCTCATAGCTCTTTTAACATAACAAGCGCAAATATAGGTCATTTGTTTTTTCACTTTCGCAGCGGCTTGTCTGTGCCCTCTCTCTTTGTTTATATAAGTGTTTAAATCAGTTAACGGAAGAGGGATTATAATTTTGTTGCTAGTTGTGGTAGTCTTCGATAACTCTTGTTTCATAAATAACTTCTAACTCCTTGTCCGATAATTTGTTCAGATATTTGACTGTATGATTTGTATAATTAGCAATTACGTCTATTAGTTGTTTCCTCTCTTTAATTGTCATGTTCCCACCTTCCGACGTAAAGATAATCCGTTCTTTCTTTTGAATTCTGTTAGCGATTTTCTACCAATCCCCATGCTTTCCGCTATTTCCGTATCGGTACGTTTTTTACTTAATTGTTTGTATTCGGTGACTGTAAATATTGAAAGCAACTGTGTTGGTGTAGCTATACCTTTCGCTTTATCTCCTCTTGCTTCCAGCGTTTCTAATTTTTCAATTAATTTTTTTCTATCTGCAAGAGTTTTACTTTTTTCAATTTTAGTAATAACTTCCCATTGTTTCTCCCTTAATTCCTTTCTGTTCATTTCCATCGCTCCCCGTTATAAAATTAGATGCTCAAAACGGCAAATCATCATCTGAAATATCGATTGGCTTACCTTCACTTGCAAATGAATCACTCTTCTGACTCGTATCCGCTCGATATGAGCTTGTTTTATTGTTATTTGAATAATTAGCCTCGTTTTGATAATTATTCGATGTAGCGCCTTCTGCGTTGTTATTTTTAGGCTCTAAGAATTGAACTGATTCAGCAACTACTTCTGTAACGAAAACTCGTTTACCATCGTTATCTTCGTAATTGCGCGTTTGGATTCGTCCATCAACGCCCGCCATGCTTCCTTTCTTCAAGAAATTAGCTGCGTTTTCCGCTGGTTTACGCCAAACAACACATTGAATAAAATCGGCTTCTCGTTCTCCATTCTGATTAGTGAATGTTCTATTTACAGCTAATGTAAAAGTCGCAACAGCTACGCCTGCTGGAGTGTAACGTAATTCAGGATCTTTCGTTAATCGTCCTACAAGTACTACACGATTCATCATTTGTCTTCCTCCCACTCATCCCACTTATAAGCTATTTTCTCCATAAGCACGTCTGCTTGCTGATACCCAACTTCTTCTAGCCATTCTTTTGTTTCCTCAAAAGTCGAACATGCTGAACCAAGTTGTTCAATAGCCACATTGAAATCTACTTCATAAACGGCTAGCCATTGGTCCAACGCTACAAGGTTTATATCTAATGATCTTTGAGTGATTAATAAATCTTCTAACTCTTCTTTCGTCATATTGTCATGCGTTGGAGCTTCTACTACAGTTGATATTCGACAATATAAGCTATTTGGTTGTTTAGCAATTAATCCTGGCATTCTTCTCAACTCCCTTACATTTCGGACAATCCACATATTTTGCTCTTGTTAAATCACTTGCATTGTATCTAGCGTAAGCAACAAAGGCTTTTATAGTTCCAGTTCCTCCGCACAGATCGCAAACTAGTAGTTTTGGCATTTCTATCGCTGGGTCGATTTTAAATAAATCACTGAAATTAGTATCGGTCATTTACCTGCCATCCAAACGCATACGCACTCAAGTTTTAGCTTTGTGTTATCACTAGTACAAAATTCGCACATTATTCCGCCACCTCTTCTTCAAGAATCGCTTTAATTCGTTCTGCTTTGTTTAGATCGCCTGTAAAAAATAAATGCGGGTGAACATCGCCTTTTGCCTTCCAGCTTGCACCTTTTCTATCATTAGATAAAAACCAACTAGCTGTCGCTTTTAAACACTCATCTGTAATTATTCTGCGGTTATCGCTCATGGTGCCACCTTTTAACATACGGGTTAAATATATATCCCCTGAAATTGATGCGTTTACTAATTTTAAATTTTCGTATGCCATTATTTTGCCTCCAATAGTTCCGGATTTACTTCCAAAATAGTTGATTCATGTACAGGCGGATACATCAAATCGCCGTCCACGATCAAATCATATTTAGCTTCTCCACACTCGCACATGCCACAAAACATGATATGTCTTGTGTGCTTCTCTAATGCTTCTCTTAAAGTCATTTACTGTTCCTCCAATAATTCCGGATTTTCGTGTATGTTGCCGTAAATCTCAATCTCTCTCATGCTATCGTCCCTTCCTTCGCCTTATTTTTGAATTTAAATTCAGATAGTCCGTACAATCCACACTCGCCATTATCTTTTTCTAAAACAGCATATACGCCCGATTCACCGGCTATTGTTTCTGGCATAGTAACAAATTTGTGAAAGTATGCTATTTCGCCTGTTTCTTTATAACGATATGACGTTCTGATATCTATTTCTTCTTCGTAGTACTCTTCTCTTTTTAAAAGGATTACTTCTCTCAT